CCGCCTGTATCGGTGATGGTTTAGATTCTTCTTCTTTACTCATTATGTTTTCTTTTTCTTTTGGTGCGTCTTTGTTTTCTGTTCTATCTTTCAATAATTCTTTCAACAAACTCATGTTTGCTTGTGAGCTGTGGTAATCCTCAGCGTTTACCTTTGGAGCATCTTTATATTCTATGTCATGCAGTTTGTTGGCATATTCTGATTTTTTCATATCCTGCATCTCATCTTGGTATTCTTCTGACGGTTCACCAGGCTTTTTGACAACAATGTGTGTCATTGGAATTCTTAATAGGTCAGAAAGATATTCGTGCATCACCCTTGGTGATTCTGGATAATTTGTTGTCACATCATATATTGTAACTTCTTCATTGCTTAATCTCGGAAAATCTAACGGCATCGTCATGATAGGTGTTTTCTTGCCGGCTGATATGTTGGCCAACTCAAACTTTGCCAGTGCAGATTCCAACTTAGAGGCAAAATCGCTGTCAAGGTTTCCAGCAACCTTTATTTTGTAGTCATATGACTTGGTTGATTCTGTTAGGTAGTCTTTAAACGTGCTCATATGCAATATTTAGTCTTTTTTAAGCAGTTTCTTCATTAATTCATTACGGTCAGATATAACATATCCGTCGCTTTCTTCTATAGGAGTGCCGTCCTTGTTGCCCTGATCCAACTTCTGCTTTTTGAGTTGCAATTCAATCATCTTGAGTTTCTTGTCTATTTTACCGCTTTTGGCGTCTATGGCGTTCCTAAGGAAATTCCCGGCCACTTCAAAGATACGTCCTGAATATCTGGAATCAACGTTCATGCCCAGATCCATGAGATTCTTGTAACTCTCTTCGGCCTCTATGGCCAACTTGTCCAGTTCTAGGTCAGATAACTCGCCCAGTCCTTTGACCTGTGGCAGTGCGGCCGCAACCTTGTCAAATTCTGCATAACTTTTCTGTAGGTTTTTCTGTGTCTGCGGATCCAGATTTTTAGTAGACGGGTTGCCATTGGTTTCTTTGACTTTCCTGTCTTTTTCTTTCTTGTCTACTTCCTTGAATGCCTCTTTGACATTTGGTAAATTTAATATTTCCTCAAGTTTCTTTGTCATGTTTTTATTTACTTACGTTTACCGTTGTGGAACAACTGTTCTTCTGATACTACCCTGAAACGTATTTTCCTTTGCTTGGCATAGGCATTGGCGGCCTCCCATTTGGCCATGTTGATCACGACCTGTTTTTTCTTGGCCTGGCTCTTGCCGGCGGACTCCATGGTGGCCTGGCTCATGGGTTTGACCTCGACCATCTCTGCGTGTTTGCGCCCTTCCTTGTCCTGGTACACAATGAAGAAGTCAGGAACGTACACGGTGTACTTGCCTGTGAAAGGATGCCTGTATGGGATCTTGATCGACTCGCTGGCCCATTGGTACACGTTGGGGTGTTCATCACACAATCTCATGAATGCGTGTTCCCAACTTGATCTGTAGGTTGGTGTCTTTGTGCCCACATATTTTTCTCGGTTCTTGGGAGAGAACTTGCCCCTAGCAAATCTTGGTAACATTAGTCTATGATGTTTCTGGATACCGTCTCTTTGGTGGCCAGCGTCTTCCTTACGCCCAACCTACTTGACTTGTATCTGTTGGCGTTCAAAATTATTGTTATCAACTCGGACAGTAGTGCCGGTGTGGCGTATGTCAGTTGATCTAGAATCTGTTGTGGCTTTATGTTGTCAATTTTTGCCTGTGACATGATCGCGTATGCTGTTGCCTCCGCGGCCTCCCGGGAGAAGTTTCGCTTCACGAAAAATGCTATTGTGCTGTCATATTCTCCAACGTTGAACTCATACTCTGTCTCGTAGTTACTTGTGGTTAATTTATTAATGGTCTCGGACAATTTGTCGTCCTTAGACGGTAAGTTTGTGTAAAATTCAGTCATTATAAGTTTGCCTTCTCAGTTGCTACTTCTACATCTTGTGTCTGTCTAGAGATCTTTATATAGCCTTCTGTGACTAATTTTCTTATGTCACTGATTGCTTTACTCGTGTAAACATTTTTGACGTTAGTAGAAGATGCTTGGTATTCAATGTTAGATTGGGAAATCGTTAGTCCTTTACGAGATCCTATGTCTCTGTAATACAACGCGGCCGCTATCTCATCTCTGACACTTGTGTTGTTTGATACAAGATTGAAAGATTCGTCTGCACCGAGGAATGTCTTATTGTCTAATGTTGGGTTGGTTATCACGGTGTTGTCTGATTGATTGCGATTATCTGCGGTGCCTCTGGCCGTGGCCAATGCGGCGGTACCTGCTAGTACGGCGGCCCCGACCGAAAACCGTGTCACAGGGTTAGTGATCGATCCTGCCTGTTTGCCCACATCAAGCACACCGCGTTTGGCTATGCCTTTCAGTTCTTCTTTCACATCAGACTTCTTTATTTTTTTAGCGTTGTTGTAGGTGTTAGAGGCACTAAGTATCGCACCCAGGATGTTTCCTGATTGCACATTCCTGATCACCGAACCTATACCATCCACAACACCTCCAGGACCAAATATACTGTTGGTTCCACCGCCCAAAACAGTTAACGGGCTCGGGCTGTTGTCGTAGTTGATTGTCGCAAAACCAGGCACGTTGTTTTTGTTCACGATTCCAGACTTGTAAATTACGGTCTCATATAGTATTTGCATGGTGTTGTTCATTACACCCGTACCATCTGCCTGGTCTAGGTTATCATGCGAGAAAGAACCAATCACAGGATGCACCAAGGTCATCGATGTGAATCTCTGTTTGTGTAGGACAAAAATCTCAATGCCTTTTAGATATGGCTTCCTTCTTTGCCTTGGTGTGTCCATACCAAACTTTGTTGTTTGCCTTGCATCACCAAAACTATAGTAATCGTCCTTGGTGTTTGATATTGTGAGATCATTGTTCATGTTGATCGAATCTGCAATATTGTATTCATAGTATTTCTTCCAGAACGCATTCACAGTGTCCGCATGGTCGTCATGGAAGGTGATATTGACAGGCTCATATGCTATCCGCGTGGCCGCATACATTTTTTTATTGTACTGCACCTTCTCCTCGTAACTCATATCATATTTCGGAAGGTCACACTGTTTGACCAACATGTTTAGTTGGTATCTTTCGTTGGCATTGAAGCCATCGACAAACAATGTCTCATCTGTGTTGAAAACCACGTGAAACAGGAACTTCTGTTTCGGCATCAACTTGTAGTTGTTGTCTATGTACAATCTCGATGCGTGTTGGTAGTCTTTCATACCTGGTAATCCGTCTTGGAAACCTTTTAGGAAGTTGTTTATGCTTGGCATACTGTTATTTATAGTCACAAAAAAAGCGCCTATAAAGACGCTTTTTTGCTTATAATTGCTAACTTAAATTTTTGTATTACTGTCCACCACCAGTACTTAACGTACCAATTGTTCTAGATACTGCTGTTCCAATTCCTGTTCCTGTTGGAGTTTGGATCGCGTTGTCGTATCTTACCTGCATTGTGATAGTTGCTGGCTCTGACGTGCCGTATGCTAACGAGTTGTAGTTCACGTTCTCAACGTATGCACCGTACAATTCAAATGTTTCTAATACATTTGGTGTGCTCGCTCCGTTACCACCATCAAGCATTTCGATTCTTGCAGTAAATTTGTAATCAATACCTGAAGCCGCACTTGATTGTTCAAAGAAGTCGAACTGTTTCTGGATCTGCTCACCAACCAATTTAGTTACAGAGTTGTTTACGTCATCTCTTAGATTGATTGTGATTGCTTCCCAAGTGTGTTTGCCCGCAACATAAACTTTAGAGTTGTACACGTCTAGTGTCACTTGGTCAAAAGATAATTGTGGTCTTGTGATATCAATAACTTGTTTTGTAAGTTCTGATCTCGGTGTTGATACTCCAAAGTTCTCCAGGATCGCTCTAAAACGATACTGTAGTTTTGGCATCAATAAGCCTTGTGATGCTGAACTCTGATCGTTTGCTAGTGGTACTGTGAATTTTGATAAAGTTGATATTGCCATCTGTTTCTCCTATTTATTCAAAATTAGTTCCCTAACTTTGCAATTTCTCCTGTGTTTTTGATTCTCAACGGTATGAAGATGAATTCAACTGATTTGATCGGCTCAATTGCTATGTCCACATACAGTTCGTTCCTGTCTATCCTTGTGGGTGTGTTGTTTGTGTCATCACAGACTACTAAGAAGTCAAACAATGCTCTCTGTCCAACCAACTCTAACAGGAATGATTCTACTGCACCCTTGATCTCGTTTCTGGTCAATTCATCGTTTGGTTCAAAGATGAATGGTTTAGCGATCGCATCCAATTGTGATCTTAGATACACTGCTAATCTTGAAACGTTTATTCTATCCAATGCCGAACTTGCCGTTGTTTTAGTCAAGTTACCAAAGTTTACAATTCCTGCTCCTGAGAAGAAAGTTATTGGGTTAACTTTGACCTCGTGCATTGAATCTCTCACTGACTCCGTAACAGATATTGTTTGGAATTCTCCAGACGCTGTGTCAATGTAACCAACTGACGTGGCATTGTCAACGATACCTCTTCTTGTCCCTGATGGTGCGAACCACGGGAAAGCGATGTTGTCGTTGTTAGCTAGTGTCCTCAACATCATGTGTGACGGTGGAACAACAATTGATTTTCCTGTGTTGTCTGTGGTTAAACCAGATGGATAAAACACACCCAAGTAATCACTTGAACTTACTAGGCCATCTTCGCCGTTGTCAAGTGCACCAGCAGTGTTGTTTGCGTAATTTTGTATCGCTGTTGATGTACCTGCTAATCTTAAAGGAGTGTCACCGACAACAAACGCTGTGTTGTTTCTGTCTGTGTTTAGGTTAATCATGTTTTGAATCAGTTCTGGATAACCAGGTACCGCAATAACATTGTAACCTCTTTGGTCTTCTCTGATTGCTTGGTTAGTGTCGATCTCTGATTTCAGTTGTTCAACGATCACTTTTCTCTGTGCTTTCCTACCGAAAGTACCAGAGCCGTCTGCGTTGTTGCTTGATTTAGTAACCCATCTGTCTGGGAAGTAGGTTGCCACAGACTCATTGCTTTGTCTAATGTTACCTAAACCAGTTGATCCGCTTCCTGGATATTTCGTAGTTGTGATGTGATTGTTTTTGTATTCCTTGACATTGTAACCAGATCTTCTTGTGTTCCATAACATAATAC